CTTTAGGGGGGTGTTATGCGTGTCGCGTTCGATGTCACGAATGTCGATGTTTTTAGGGGATTGGTCTTATCTTGATGAAAATGAGTTTTACCAAGCTTTGCAGACGGTCAGATCAATTGCTGAGTTGGAAGGCGTTGCCAATCGTCGGCGTGTGTTGCGCAACCCTTACCTCTCGACGTGGAGTGAGGCGCAAAAGCAAATCATTCTCCAACGCAAGTACGAGCTAGAACGTGATGGATGAGGAAATGCTAAAGCGGAGAATGATGACGTTTGAGCGAAAACGTGCGCGGCTGGGTTTACGTGCAGCTTTGCCGGATGACAAACGACGGCGCGTGTGGAGAGAACCGCTAACAAAGCCAGAGCTACACATTCTCGACTTCATGCGCAGCCACGGCGTCATCACAGCAAAAGACTTGGCAGGCGCATTGGATGAGGAGTTGAAAGACGTGATGCAAGTGTTGCTGAGTTTGATCGACAGAAATTACGTCAAGGTAGTCAGTGAGCGTGGCTACGCAAAGTATCGAGCAAGAACAAAGGATGAAATAGATGAATTACAAGAAAATCTTCAGTAAGGCCGAGCGTATCGTTCAAGAACGTCAGCAGAGCTACGGAGACGCACGAGAAATGCACCAAAGCATTGCAGATAGGTGGAACGGTGTGCTGAAAGAAAAGCTTACTCAGGGAGTCTCTCTGTCAGCCTACGACGTTGCAAGGATGATGGCAGAACTGAAGGCTGCGCGTATGGATGACAATGGGTTTCACGAAGATAGCTTAATTGATCAGATTAACTATTTAGTAATCGCCTATAGGCTCGCCGGTGAAGATGCACGAGTTTTTACGTGGGATGACTAAATGGTGTATCATGGCATTACAGAAGCTTTTCTGTGTTTGTCTAGAGTAAGCGTTGTGTTTCTCCCTGCGTTGCTCCAACTAGCAGTGCCAAGGTTTTCTCCTCCAGTTTTCCCTTGGTACTGCTTTTTTATGGTAAAACCGCGTGAGCACACTAGCTCAACCTCGCACGCGCACGCGACCCTTTTTTTGCCGTTGGTTATGCATTTTGCGCAACCCTTTGGCACGCCACAAGCTATGCATATTTTGCACAAAGTCTCACAAATCATCTAAGTCATTGATTTTACTACAAATGCAAATTCCCATAATAATGATTATGTAAACAAAAAGCCAAATCTTGGCAAAATCGAGCGCAAAAACCCCCCCCCGCCCTTCGCCTTTGGTGGGTGTGTCTGTGTGTAATCCCACACACATTCTGCACCTATTTTTGCCCCCCCCACACCCCTATCGTATAACTTGACCATAACACGGAGAAAAAATCATGCCTGGCAGACCTAAACGACGCGCAGCGATAGCTAAAGTGGAAGCACGCGGAGGCGCAACTTATCTTGAAGAATATTTGCTTAGTGGCGGCACCATTACCGGCTTGGCGCGTGAGCTAGACTTGGATCGTGGCTTTTTGCAGAGGTTGGTCAACAATCACGATGACTACAAGCGTGCTATGGAGGCAGCGCGTGAGCAAGGCGCGGATGCCCATGCAGAGGCAGGCTTTGAGATTATGCGGAGGCTACGCGAGGAGCGCAAGGCAGAGCGCAACAATGCAGACCCTGGGAGCAAGACTTCTGAGCTATCCGCGTTAGACGTAAGCATTGCCAAGGAGGAAGCTGCACAGCATCGTTTTATTGCAGAGGCTTGGAACCGCAGCAGATATGGCAACACGGCCAACCAGACGCAGATCACGGTAAATCTTGGGGATATGCATTTGGATGCGTTGCGTAAGGCCAAGCTTGTGCAAGACACGACCAAGACGATTGAGCACAGCGATGAGTAGTGCCCCGCGCAACTTTATGGAAGAATTTGTTGCTGCGTATGGCAATGATCCTGTGCTTTTTGTTGAGGAGATGTTGGGCGCACAGCCGTTTGACTATCAAGCTGAGTTTTTGCGTGCTTTACTTGATGAACGTAAGATGAGCGTGAAGTCTGGCCATGGCACCGGCAAGAGCACAACCGCGTCTTGGGCAATGTTGTGGTTTATGTTGTTGCGGTATCCCTGCAAGGTTGTTGTGACTGCGCCGACGTCGAGCCAGTTATTTGACGCGATGTTTGCTGAGTTAAAGCGTTGGATCAACGAATTGCCCAAAGAGTTGCAGCAATTGTTAAATGTGAAGTCTGACCGTGTAGAGCTTGTGAGCGCCCCAGCAGAAGCGTTTATATCTTGCAGAACGGCACGCGCAGAGACGCCAGAAGCTTTAGCTGGGGTGCATAGCGACCATGTTTTGCTGATTGTTGATGAGGCGAGTGGTGTGCCAGAGCAAGTTTATGAGGCGGCGGCAGGCTCGATGTCTGGCCATAATGCTACGACGTTGATGTTGTCTAACCCTACGCGAAGTAGCGGCACATTTTTTGAGAGCCACAATCGTATGGCGAACAGTTGGTGGACGCGAACTTGGTCGTGCAAGGATAGCCCATTGGTGAGCCATGAGTTTGTTGATGAGATGGAGCTACGGTATGGCCCAGAGAGCAATGCATACCGGGTGAGAGTGTTAGGTGAATTTCCGCTTTCTGATGATAATACGATTATTCCGTATCACTTGGTTGAGGCTGCGCAGAACCGTGATGTTGTTGTGAGCGATGAGGCAACGGTTGTGTGGGGCTTGGACGTTGCGCGTTTTGGTTCTGATGCAACGGCGTTGTGCAAGCGTCAGGGGCCGATTGTGACTGAGCTACGGTCATGGCGTGGGTTAGACTTGATGCAGACCACAGGTCGGATTGTGGCAGAATATGAGGCACTGGCACCATCTAAGCGCCCTACTGAGATATTGGTAGACAGCATTGGCGTGGGGTCTGGCGTTGTTGACCGTTTGCAAGAATTGGGTTTGCCGGTGCGCGGCGTAAACGTAGCAGAAAGCCCATCTATGGGTGATACCTATATGAACTTGCGGTCTGAGCTATGGTTTAAGTGCAAGGCGTGGTTGGAGGATCGGAGTTGTAAGTTGCCCAAAGATGACCAACTTATTGCTGAATTAACGGCGATAAGGTATAGCTTTACGTCCTCTGGTAAAATGAAAGCTGAGTCCAAGGATGAGATGCGCAAGCGTGGCTTGGGTTCACCTGATTTAGCTGATGCACTTTGTTTGACGATGGCGTCTGATGCTGCAACTGCATTGTCTGGCGCGTTTAAGACGTGGCGCGGCGAGTTAAAGCGGAATTTGCTTGGTATTGCGTGAATTTTTGGGCGTCTAAGCTCTCTGTGTTAAGTTGTTGGTGTAACTTACATGGAGGTTTTTGTTATGCCAAAAGGTATGGGAACTTATGGAACGAAAAAAGGCAGACCGCCTAAGAAAAAGGGTGGCAAGAAAAAATAGTGCCAAAGTTTAAGAAGGTAGCCAAAACCAAGCGTGGGGTGCCTAAGAAGTATTTGTCTAATGCTCGCAACCCTGCTGCAAAGGAACGTGAGATATTGGAAACCAAGCGTAGGTACAAGTTGGGTTTGCCTATTGATGTAAAGAAAGTGAGCAAGAGCCGTGCCGGGCAAAGTAAAACCAAAGTCAAAAGGCGGAAGCGCGTTAGCTAATAAAGCCAAACAAAGCGGTATTCCGATTGACATATTGCGGCAAGTCAAAAAGCGTGGCGATGCTGCGTATTTAAGCTCCGGGTCACGCAATGTGCCAATGGCAGCGTGGAGCATGGGCAGAGTAAACAGTTTTATTAGCGGAAGTGGCGGCGCACGTAAGGCAGATGCTGATTTATGGAAAAAAGCGAAAGCTGCAAAAAGTAGGAAAGCTTGATGAGCATATTTGACGAATTAGCAAGATCACGTGGTTTTTATAATGCGCGTGATATGTTTGACGGCGGCGGGGCTATGGCGCGTGGTGGTCGTTTTGAGGGTGGCGGTTTGTTAAGCATGATCGGCAACCTGGCAAACTCGGTTCTTGGTCGAGACATGGGCAAACGTTCTGCATATTTTGCAAAAAAGCCTATGCCACGTCCTATGCCTATGCAGAACAATGCGCCGCAAATGGTCAACAATCCTATGATGCCAGATATGTCTATGCAGCCAATGAAAGGCGTAACAGTACCGTTTACCAATCCTTATGCTGTTGGCGGTGGTTTTGAGGCTACGGCACCCTCTGCGTTTCCAGTTGCAGATGTTGTTTCACCGATTAACACAGCCAAGGTAACGCCACAGCAAAACATGGTTGAGGAAATTGCAACCAATATTGTTGCTGATGAGATGGGCGTTGGCTTTTTTACATTACCATCTGTTGAACGGCAGCGATTGGTGCAGAACAAGATTAACGAATTAACAATTGCAATGGGTATGTAGTGATGCCTGCCAAGCGCAAAAAAATATCGCCAAGCAAAAAATTTGCAGATGGCACAACATATAAGGATGGCGATGGCAAAACGCGGCGGCGCGTATCATCTCCGGGCACAAAGCGAGGCAAGGCATATTGCGCAAGAACGGTAAGCCAGAAACGCACGCCTAAAGTTAAGGTACGGCGCAAGGCTTGGGGTTGCCGTGGTAAAAATTCAGTGAGGACGTAGATGGCATTAACGACATATGCAGAGCTTAAAACAGCAATAGGTGACTTTCTTAACCGTGATGATTTAACAAGCGTCGCGCCAGATTTTATTGCTCTTGCAGAAGCAGACATAAACAGGCGTGTGAGACATTGGCGTATGGAGGGCCGTTCTACAGCGCAAGTTGATACGCAGTTTAGCGCCCTACCCGCAGATTTTGCAGAAGCTTTGACTTTTCACGTAACGTCTGGCGATTTGGCGCAGATCGAGTTGTTGAGCAAGGCTGAGATGTTAAAGCGTCGTAAGTCTAGCTCTGATGCAACTGGCAAGCCTGCGTTTTATGCAATTACAGCCGGTGAGATTGAGGTTTACCCAACGCCAGACAGTACATACACGACAGAGCTATATTATTATAAACGTGTAAGCGCGTTAAGCGACAGCAACACCACTAATGACATTCTAACATTTTTTCCAGATGTGTACTTGTATGGCGCACTGGTTCACTCTGCCCCTTACTTAAAGGACGATGCGCGTGTTGCGGTTTGGGGTTCTATTTACGCGCAAACACTTGCTGATATTAACAGCGAATCTGAGGCAACTAAGTTTGGCGGTTCTGGCCGTCGCATGAAAATAAAGGCGTATTAACCATGAGTTTTTCTAATACATTTGAGACGCACGTTTTAAACTACGTGTTTACTGCAACAAGCGTAACCAGGCCGACAGCTTGGTATGTCGCGCTATTTACTTCCAACCCAGCAGAAGATGCAAGCGGCACTGAGGTTTCTACATCTGGCACTGCGTATGTCAGAAAAACAGTTTCGTTTACTGTGTCTGGCAACTTGGCAACAAATTCGGCAGCTATTGAGTTTCCGACGGCTACCGCAAGTTTTGGCACCGTAACGCATATTGGCGTATTTGACGCAAGCACAAGCGGTAATCTTATTGCTTATTCTGCATTATCTGCAAGTAAGGCAATTGCAACCGGGGATGTGTTTCGAATTCCAACTGGTGATCTTGATATAACGCTTGACTAGTGACTGCCTACAGAACGGCATACGGTGACGCACTTTACGGTCAAGACACTTACGGCCTCAGTGGTGTTACATCCGACGCTTTAGCGACAATAAGCCTATCCTTATCGGTTACGGCTATAGGTGGCTTTGCTGTTTCTGGAGCCGCTAGTACGTCAAGCGTGGCGACCACTACAGTAGGGTGTGAAGTAGTTAAAGATGCTTCTGTTTCTGCCGCAACATTGGCAACCATTTCTGCTAGTTCGGTAAGGGTAAAAGATGCGTCGGCAACAATTGCTGCAAGTGCAACAACAACATCTAGCAACGAGCAAGTATTAATAGATGGCACCGTAACAATTACATTACAAAGCGCAACTATAACTGTTGCGGAAGAATATGTTGCAAGCGATGGCTTTAGACCTGGTTATGGTCTTAGAACGTATGGCACCAATATTTATGGCAGAAACGACAGCATAGAGCAAAGCACGGCCACCATTGCCATTACATCTACGATGACGGTTGGCGTGAACCCACAATTTAACGCACAAGCCACAATAGCATCAACTTTAACCACAACTGCAAGCGGTGTGGGTGACGTTGCTGGGGCTGTAAACTTGGCTTTATCGTTGTCGCTATCTACATCCGTTGCGCGTGTGTTGCTCGGCAGTTCAACGTCAACAATCGCATTAAGCTTGGCAACAACTGCCATAGAGAAGTGGGAGCCAATTGCAGGAACGCCGGAAACGTGGACGCCAGTCGCAGCCACAAGCGAAACTTGGACGCCGATTACAGATTCACGCGCCGCATAGAATTTTGGAGCTACAGCCAAACTGTGCGATAGTTGCCTCAACGAGCTACGGCGCTTGTTTCCCTTACATTGTTAGGAAAAGTGTGCGTGGCAAAAACGTAACTGAGGAGTTTATTTATGCCAACTAACACCACAACTTATTCATTACAAAAGCCTACCGTTGGGGGAGATGAGGACGCCTGGGGTGGTTACATCAACAGCAACCTCGATGCGATTGATGATCTACTAGACGGCACAACCCCTGTTACAGGCATAGACATAAACTCAGGCGCGATTGACGGCACGGCCATTGGCGCAAACTCCGCAAGCACTGGCGCATTTACAACCATCGTTGGCACAACATTAAATTTATCTACTGGGCTTGCAGCTAACCTTGATACAAATGGGCAAGACATTGTTACATCATCTAATGCAAACTTAGACCTTGCGCCCAACGGAACAGGTAAAGTTGTTGTAAGGGGCAACGATAACTCGGGCAAAATTGTGCTTAACTGTGAGAATAACAGCCACGGCGTAACATTGGCAAGCCCACCGCACAGCGCAAGCGCAACATATGAAGTGGCACTGCCAAACGCCTTGGGCTTAACAAATGCAAGCGCAGTTGTCACCTCTGACGCAAATGGCGTGGTTGGCTTTGACAACGGCACAACAGAAGAAAGCACCGTAATTACATCTAGTTCTAACGCGGCTACTATTAACCTACGTGACGGTAATGTGTTTACGCATACACTTACTGAGGATGTAACTTATACATTTAGCAACCCTGCCGCGTCAGGCCGAGCAAGTGCGTTTATCATAAAGGTAACGCAAGATAGCACAACAAGGGCAATAACGTGGCCTTCTGGTATTGTTAAATGGGCAGCAGCAACAGCACCCACGCCCACCGCAACGTCAGGTGGCGTTGATGTGTTTGCTTTTCTAACAGTAGATGGCGGCAGTAATTACTACGGCTTCACTCTAGGTCAGGCATTGGGATAAGAGCATGACAGCTTCAAAAATAATTTTAGGCGCAGCATCAAGTGCGGCAGGTGGTGCTGGTCTTGATGTTGATAGTCTTTTTTCAACTTACACTTATAGCGGAAATGGTTCTACAAATTCAATTGTAAATAATATTGATTTAAGTGGCGAAGGTGGTTTGGTGTGGCTCAAAGACAGAGGGCAAAATAATCATAGGATTTATGATACTACAAGAGGTGCAACAAATGTATTGCAGCCTAATTTAACTGCTCAAAGTGTTGGTCTTAATGATGGTCTTACGGCTTTTAATTCTAATGGATTTACTCTTGGGTCTAGTTCAACACATAACGCAAATAACCCAGAGAATTATCCTAACTTTGTTTCTTGGACATGGAGGAAAGCCAAAAATTTTTTTGATGTTGTGACGTGGACTTCAAACGGAAGTGGTTCACAACGAGTAAATCATAATTTAGGCGCAGTACCTGGGCATATTGTGATGAAAAGAACAGATGCCGCTGGCCCTTGGCTTATGAGTCCTTTGTACTCTGATGGAGATAGAGGTTATAGGCAATCTAGTAGTACTTTTGGTTTTGACAGCACTGGCTATATAGGTACAAAGACTAGTGGTTTGTCGAGTGGTTTTACTGCAACTGACTTTAGACCCGAATATATAGATGGATATGGTACTTACACTAATATTAATGGAGCAACCTTCGTAGCCTACCTATTCGCACACAATGACGGTGACGGTGACTTCGGTGATGGGACTCAGGACATTATCAAGTGTGGTTCGTTTTCTCATAATGCCTCTGGTGCGGAGGTAAATCTTGGGTTTGAGCCTCAATGGATATTATTTAAAGCAACAGACGAAAGTAATAATTGGTACATTTTTGATGCAATGCGTGGCATACCTACTGGCGGTTTAAGTGGTGATGGAGACGCAGGTCTTTTTCCTAACTTAGATGCAGCAGAAAGTGTTACTACTTGGGGCGTTGATTTAACATCTACTGGTTTTATAGTTTATGGCAATAATATTTTAAGTAGTGGTAATGCAATCTACATGGCAATCAGACGCCCAATGGCTATCCCTACTAGTGCCTCTGAGGTATTCAATGTACAAGAAGTCTCTGGCTCTACAAACTCAACTGTCACTACTGGTTTTCCTGTTGATTTAATTATTGATAAAGTAACAAATGATAGTGACACGCAAAGCAATATTGTAATTGATCGTCTTCGTGGAATTGCTAAAGAAAACGAATTTCGCAATAACCTTTTAACGTATAGTAGCGGTGGAGAATCTTCTTCAGCTAATATTGTAAATGGCCCTAGTATGACAGGGTATGTGCGTGGGAGTTATTGGAGTGGTTATACAAATGTAATGTTCAATTGGAAAAGAGCATCTAACTATTTTGATCTGCTTCAATATACTGGAACAGGAACAACAAATCTTTTAAGTCATAATCTTGGAGTTGTCCCTGAAATGATGTGGATAAAACGCAGGGATGGCAGTAAAGATTGGGTTGTATATCATAAAGACGTTGGCATTACTAAAAGATTATTTCTTAATAGTGATGCTCGTGACGATACTGATGCAGGTAACACATATTACAATAGCACTTTACCAACTTCTACAAATGTTACTGTGGGTGGCTCTCCTTCAAATAGTGGTTTTACAAATGGAGCAAATGATACATACATAATGTACCTTTTCGCTTCTCTTGATGGAATAAGTAAGATTGGAAGCACAACCCATACATCTGGTGTAGATACAAACATAGATGCAGGGTTTTCTAATGGCAGCCGCTTTGTAATGATTAAGCGTACAGATAGTAGTGGCCCTTGGTATGTTTTTAACTCAGCATCTGGCATCGTATCAGGAAATGATCCTTATATACGTTTCAATGAAAAAGATGCTGAAATAACAGTCACCGATTATATAGACCCTCTTAGCTCAGGCTTTACACTTACAGAAAATTTAACTTCTGGCACATACATTTATTATGCGATTGCATAATCAAGCTCATTAGAAAGGATCAATCAGATGGGTGAATACAGAGAAAGAAAAACAGGCGAAGTAAAATCACAAGGCGAATGGAGAGCATCTTTTCCAAATATGTCTATTCCCAAAATTTGGCATAGTGGTATTTGTGATTTGCTTAATCTTGATCCAGTGCTTGCAAGCCCTGCGGCTACAGTTGGCGCATATCAATACAGCGCAAGGGATGGCGTTGAGCAAGACAGCAAAGGCAACTGGGTTGAGAAGTATGTAGCTAGGGATATGTTTACTGATACGACTGAGGATGGTGTCACGACTACCAAAGCAGAGCATGAGGCAACTTATCAGGCAACGCTTGATGCTAACACTGCAACTGCAAACAGAGCCACCAGAGATGCAAAGCTTGCAGAGACAGACTTTTACGCATTGTCAGACGTTACAATGTCGAGCGAAATGCAGTCTTTTAGGCAATCTTTGAGAGACATTACCACGCATGAGAACTGGCCTAACTTAGAAGATGCTGACTGGCCTACTGCACCGTAAATGTACAAGTACTAGATACTATGGTAATTTGTATGTGTAAGAATAAGGTAGAGCGCGTATGGCACTTGTAGACTTGAAAATCCCTCCAGGCGTTTATCGAAATGGTACGGATTTACAAGGCGAGGGTCGATGGCGCGACGTCAACCTAGTTCGATGGCATGATGGCTTGATGCGACCCGTTGGTGGTTGGCGTAAGAAGTCTACTTCTGCTGCTTCTAACAAACTAAGAGGTATGCTTGCTTGGACAGATAATAGCAGCAACCGATACATAGCGTCTGGCACTTACAACAAGCTTTTTGCTTATGATAATGCAGGTGTGAAATATGACATTACGCCAGTTGGATTAAGCGCGGGTAGAGAAGATGCGGCCGCCTTTACTGCATATGGTAGCGGTTTCTATGGCACCCTTGCTTATGGCGTAGCACGACAAGACACAACAAACATACTGCCTGCAACGGTGTGGAACCTACAGCCTTGGGGAGAGCGTTTGTTAGCTCAAAATGCAGATGATGGGAAAATATATGAGTGGGCGCTTAACACTGGCACCCCTGCTGCGCTACTAAGCAATGCCCCAACTGGTAACGAGGCAATTCTTGTAACTGAGGAAAGATTTGTTTTTGCGTTGGGTGCAGGCGGTAATCCTAGAAAAGTGCAATGGTCAGATCGGGAAGATAACAACACTTGGACGCCTGCCACGACAAATGAAGCCGGTGACTTAGAGCTTGCGACTACTGGCACGATTATGGCGGGTGTGAACGTGCGCGGTGGTTCGTTAATCTTAACAAGCAGAGATGCTCATTTTGCAACCTACCAAGGTCCACCCTATGTTTATGGGATTGAGCGTGTAGGTACGGCTTGCGGTTTAGCGTCTGCGCTAGGATGTGTCGTGGTAGACCAAGGCGCGGTGTGGATGGGGGTAAACTCATTCTTTGCGTATAATGGTAGCTCAGTTGCAGAGCTAAACAGCGAAGTGTCTGACTATGTTTTTAACGACATAAACAAGGCGCAGATCAGCAAAGTGTTTGGCGTGTCTAACAGCCTCTACAATGAGATTTGGTGGTACTACCCTAGTTCTGGCTCTACAGAAAACGACAGATACGTTGTGTATAATTATAGCGAGAATACTTGGTATATCGGAGAGCTTGACCGCACGGCAGGCACAGATCGAGGCGCGTTTAGACAACCTATGCTTGCAGATGCTAGTGATATGTATGTTTACGAGCACGAGATTGGCTTTGATTATGGCACGCTTACACCTTTTGCCGAGACTGGACCGTTTCGCATCGGAACTGGCGATAATGTTATAAGCGTGACCGAGTTGATCCCAGATGAGAAAAACCAAGGCGATGTAAATGCAATATTTAAGTCAAGGTTTTATCCAAACGGCACCGAAAGGTCTTACGGCCCCTTCTCTCTTACAAACCCTACAAGCGTAAGATTTACTGGCAGACAGTTGCGCTTGCGCGTTGAGGGTCAAAAACTGACTGATTGGCGTGTGGGTATAAACAGAGTTGATGCGGTAGCCGGAGGGCGCAGATGACGCAATACGCAGCGCCAGAGCCTTATGGTGGTGATTGGAAAGATTGGGCAAGACGCTTAAACGTGTTTCTCAATCGCACCCAATCTGCATTAGTGCAGCAAACAGGCGGCGAAAGCGCAACAGAAAACGGTTACCTGATGTTTGACCGTTCTACTGTTAAGCCAGTGATTAGCCAATCTGGTGCATTTAAAGAAGTTGTTGTTAAACAATCTGTGCCTGCAAGTAGCGTTGGTGCGTCTGGCGATACTGCTGGCTTGGTCAGTTGGGATACGAATTACATTTACGTCTGTACGGCGTCACATGATGGAAGTGCAAACATCTGGAAGCGTGTTGCTCTAAGCGGAGGTGCGTTTTGATGCATCCAGAGTTTGAGCGTTGCAAACCACACATAGAAGCAGCCCTAAAGTATAGCGGTGGTACGCATGACATTATTGATATTTACGAGGGGCTATACAAAGGCACCATGCAATTATGGCCTGCTAAGAAAAGCTGTTTGGTTACAGAAATCATAAAATATCCAAAGAAAAAGGTGCTTAATGTTTTTCTTGGCGGTGGCGATCTCACCGAAATTTTAGAAATGCATGATGCCGTGATAAATTGGGCGAAAGAGCAAGGTTGCACTGCATTAAACATGACAGGCCGTTTCGGTTGGAAAAAACCATTAGCAAAGCATGGATGGGAACCAATGCACACGAGCTACGTTAAGGAGATATAAATGGGTAAAGGTGGATCATCTACAAGCGTTGAAATCCCAGACTACATAGAAAATGCCGCAAGAAATAATTTAGCGCGTGCAGACTTTGTAAGTAAACTTGGGTATGTGCCGCAAAGCTATGGCCCAACGGTTGCGGCTTTTACGCCAATGCAAGAAAGCGCATTTGGTAATACAGCGCAAACAGCAAGCGCATTTGGCTTGGGTGCTCCAACGGGGGCAGATGTTTTCGGTGGTATGGGTGAACCAACCACATACGCAAATGGCGTGCGGGGTTACTCTGCTCAACCATTATTTAAGGGCATGATGGACGAATTTGCTGCGGATCGTCCCGGTCAGTTTGCAGCTATTAACAGCATGTTTATTGATCCGTATGGTTATAATCCCGCAGGCGCTTTTGATATGGGGTCGCTTGTAGATATTAACTCTACACCAATTGATGATACAACGACTACGACAACCACGACAACTAGCGGCGGTGGTGGTGGCGGCGGCGGTTCTAGCTCTATTATTGATACTGGCGTGGGTAATGTGGGGGGCACTGGCTTTACTACATATGGCGGCAGTCAAGATGTTGCTAATCAGGCAGTTGTAGATGCTTTTGCTGATTACGGCGCACGTATTTCAGCAGGTGAAAAAGTGCCGCCAGAAGAAAACCCAGCATTTAATGCTGGTATAAAAGCGGCAAATGAAAATGTAGTAACTACATTTAAGACAAAAAGCGGCGATACCGTAAGCAAAACAAGAGGCAGTTTAACATCAAGCGATATAAGTAGTGCTTCTGCAGAAGATCAAAATAGATTGGCAGCAGAATCTATGCTTGCAGCAGGTATTAGAAATGTTGGCGGTGGTTTTGCGCAAGATGACCCAACCACAGGATTACTTGGCAGTCTTACTGATACGAAAAATTTTGTAACAAGTGAAGTAGCAGCAGCAGCGGCGGCGGCAAAAGAGGCTGCGAGAAAGGCGGCGGCTGATAGACGCAGAAAAAGGGATGCTAAAGCAGGTAAGGGCGCATTTGCTAAAAGGCCGCAAAAAACTGGCGTTGGCGGCAGAAACATAGGCGGCAGATAATGATTAATATTCAGAGGATAGCGTAATGGCAGGATCAGGATCAAAAGGCGGCGGTCAAGTACAGCCGGTGGACGGTGGCACTTACCAAAATGCATTTCAAGGTGGCGCAGGGGTAGTTCCTTCTGAACCAATGACGCCGCAAGCACAAAGCGGTGGAGCTGGATCAACGGCAGCGCCTCAACCTAATCCAACCGCAACCCCAACACCGCAGCCTGGTTTTAATGTAAATACAGCCGCCTCAACAGGATTAAAAAATGCATTAGCAGGCACGACTGCTGCGTTAGGCGGCCCATTAAATGTTGGAGCCTTTTTAAACCCATATACACAGAACGTCGTTGACACTACGCAAGCTGATATTGAGCGACAAAGGCAAATGGCAATCAACAACATGGGCGCAGCAGCAACGGCGGCAAATGCGTTTGGCGGTTCGCGGCAGGGCGTTGCGGAGGGTGTTACTAATGCAGAATTTGGGAGGGTTGCCGCTAATACACTAGCTCCATTACGCGCAGGCGCTTACGATACGGCCCTTAGCAACGCAATGGCAGATAGAACCGCACGCCTTGGGGCCGCAAATCAACTAGGCAATTTAGCTAATCTTGGTTTTGGTATGGGCCGTACAATCAATCAAGATTTGTTATCGCAAGGTTTGTTGCAGCAAATATTACAACAACAACTTATTGACGCTGCCAAAGGCGATTTCGCGGGTTACACGGGAAGCCCTACAAACAGCCTTACCCCAACAATTGCAGCATTGGGCGCAGCGCCAGTACCAGAACAAAGAACAACGCGAGAAAACCCTGGCATACTTGGTATTCTTGGCGGTTTGCTACCATTTTTCTAGGAGTTAAGTATGGTTGAACAAACAGGATTGCTTGGTAACTTTGGCCAGAATATGCAGCGTGGGTTTGGCCGTTTAGGTGATGCGATTACCGGCAAGGATTTAAACGCTAGAGATCAGTTAGCAATGACTTTAATGAGCTTGTCTGGCAATCCACAGCAAACACAAGCGTTGCAACAACTTGCGGCAAAACGGATTGAAGATCGTAAGGCGCAAACGCAAACAAATAAAAGCATAGCATATCTTAAAAGTATTAACCCGCAACTCGGCGCAATGGCAGAGCAAAACCCAAGCATGGTAAATACTATTATGTCAGAGATTGTTAAAAGCAGATTTGCAACAACTGACCCAACAAAAATGAATAAGTCCATTATGGATTTTCGTAAGGAATTTACAGGTCTTAAGCCAGTAAAAGATTTTTCAGATATTTCGTTTTCTTTCTCAAGAGTAATAAGTTCTGCTACAGACCCATCCCCCGCCGGTGATTTGGCGTTAATTTTTAACTTTATGAAAGTGCTCGATCCTGGTTCGGTTGTTCGTGAGGGAGAGTTTGCAACAGCACAAAACGCCGCAAATGTTCCAGAACGTGTAAGAGGGCTTTACAATAGAATAAGAGAAGGAACGAGACTAACAGAAACGCAACGCGCAGATTATGTTGATCGAGCTTCTAGATTATATTCTGGCGCAGAAGATCAGTATATGAACCTTGCCGGTCAATATAGTACTTTTGCCAAAAACGCAGGTTTAGTTCCAGAACAAGTAATTCCAGATTTTAGATTTAAAGGCGAGATCCCAGAAAAGCCAACAATACTACAAGTGCCTCCAAAACCGTCTAGATACGCGACAGAAGCAGAGTGGCGCAACGCATGGCAAAACGTTGACGGTACTGGCTTTACAGAACAAATGCGCAAAGAATATTTGGAGGCTTTAAATGGCTGACCAACAAAAACTTGATGCGTTAATAGATCAACAATTACAAAAGAAAGCTATTGTTGTTGAGCAAAAGCAAGCGGTGCCTAAACAAAGGTTAAGAACAGCAGCGCAAGGTTTAACGCTTGGTTTTGGTGATGAGCTAGAAGCCTATGCTAGAGCCGCCGTTTCAGATCGCTCAGTTGATGAAATACTTGCAGAAATACGTGGCGGCATAAAAGATTACCAAGAGGCGTTTCCCGGTGAGGCGCTTGCTTATGAATTAGGTGGGGCTGCGGCTACGATGTTTGTGCCAGGAGGCGCACCATCAACATTTGGAAGGCTAGCGTTAAGGGGCGCAGGCGAAGGTGCAGCCTATGCTTTTGGCACTGGCGAAGGAGGCGTTGGTGAAAGGTTAGACCGTGTGCCTGCTGGTGTGGCTTTCGGCGCAGGCGGTGGTGTTGTTGGTGGTAAGGCTGCACAATTTTTAGGAAATACTTTTGAGGCTTTGGTTGATGTTGCTAGGCGCACAACTGGAAAACGTGGCGCAACTATTGTTGAAAACGAAATACAAAGGCTTGTTGAGCAAACCGGCAAATCGCCAGACCAGATTGTGCAAGAGATTGCCGAAGGTAAAATATTAGCAGAAAACAGAACATTGGCTGCGTCTGTAAAAGCCTTACGTGGTCAAGGCGGCGAAGCTGCACCTATTTTGCAGAGGGCATTAGAAACAAGGCCAATGCAATTACGCGGCAATGTTAAGCAAGATTTAGCAACTAAGCTTGATCCAGATGCTTCTGATCCAACTGCTTCTGCTATGCGCAACCAAGCTACTAGCGAAACAGAAACAAGACTTGCAGAACGTGCAGCATATAAACCTTTTGAAACGCAAGAAGTTAGCAACGAAGTATTTATGGAGCTTTCATCAATATTAAAAAATAACCCTGATGTTGGAAAAATGCTTAACAAGATTGCACAGAGGCAAGGATTGCAAAACGTCTATAGAGTTGATGACGCAGGGCGCGTGATGTTTTCTCGAAAGCCAACGGTTGCAGAAGCAGAGAAGATAAGGCGTGTATTATCGCAAACAGCAAGAAAAGAGTTTGATGCTAAAGACATAGATTTAGGGATTGCAACGGAAGATATACAAAAATCTTTACGATCAGTTTTAGATACGTCTGTGCCAGATTTAATGAATACAAGAGCACAAGCGGCAGCCGTAAGACAAAACCGTGAGGCATTTTTAGCTGGCAGAAAAGCTCTAACTGGCGATGTAAACGAAGTAATCGTCAATCTACAAGATACGTTTGCTAAAAAACCAGAGGAGCTTGCAAGCTATCGTTCTGGTTTTCTTGCTGCACTGCAAGGCAAGTTTGCTACTGGGCAAGACAAAAGCCTAATGAGAAATCTTCTAGACGAAGGCAAAAAAGAAGGAATGTTATTTAGAGAGCTTATTCCTGATGCTAACGATCAAAAAGCCATTATTAAAAAGTTAGAAATGGCAACCGAGTCTGAAGATGTAGCACAAACAGTTTTGCGAAATACACAAACAGCAGAAACCCTATTAGCTAAAAATGCACAGAACATGGGCATTACGGCTGCTGAAGGTACTGCTGCTGCACTAGGGGATGTAAACGCCCTACTCTCAGTAAGTAGAAAAATCGTTAATAGTTTTTCTAGAGAGCTTACAGATAGAGAAAGAGCTAGGATTGCACAAATCTTGGTATCAGAAGATCCAGAGGTGGTGCGTCGAGCAATAACTGATGAAAGAGGCATCGCTAAAGCACAAGAGCTTATCGCAAATCTAGCGCCAAGAATAAGATCACTTGGCACCACAGTTGGATCAAGGGAAGCTACAACGGCGGGTCTAGGTATATTAGGCCAAATGTCTGGAGCACAGTAATGGAAATAAAACCTAAAACGGAACAAGAAATATCTGCAATTGTCCAAGACGCTATGCAAAGCGCAGTTGATTTTGTTGAAAGCGAGATAAGCGACACAAGATTAAAAGCCCAACGTTACTATGATGGCGAGGTAGACATTGGCTATGAAGATGGCAGAAGCAAGGTCGTGGCTACCAAAGTCAGAGATGTTGTGCGCAGCGTCAAGCCGTCGATTATGCGTGTGTTTATGTCTACGACCAAAGCAGTTGAGTTTATGCCGCGTGGCCCAGAAGATGTTGCCATGGCAGAACAGGCCACAGACTTTATTAACCATGAGTTTAACAGGCTTAACGGCTACCGTGTTTTATCTGATGCAATCCATGACGCGCTTGTGAAAAAGCAAGGCATCATAAAGGCATACTATAAAGACTATCCAACAGCAAAAATATATACATTATCAAACCTTTCTGAAGATGCTTTAACGTTGGCAACAAACGATGATGACGTTGAAGTTCTAGAGCAAAGCATGGAAATGCGCATGCAAATGGATGAGTTTGGAATGGACATAGAAGCGCCGGTGTTTGAGGTAAAGCTTAGTCGTTCTGAAATGAAAGGCGATCTATGCATAGAAAGCGTACCGCCAGAAGAGTTTTTTGTAAATCGAGATGCGAGAACAATAGAGGACGCATACATTGTAGCGCATAGAACTGATATGCGTGCCGGTGACGTGATTGCAATGGGTTACGATCCCGAAACTGTTTATAACCTTGATGGTTTAACTAGCGGCTCAGAAATCACAGAAGCAGAGGTGCAGGCACGACAAGGGTATGATGAAAACTTTGCAGATGAAGATGAGCAAGACCCTGCAATGAAAAACGTAACAATAACAGAAGCTTATATGCGCATGGACGTTGATGGTACTGGCATACCTGTTTTGCATAAGTTTTTATTAGGTGGCACAGGATATGAATTATTAGACTTTGAGCCTTGTGATGAAGTGCCAATGGTCAAGCTAGAAGTAGACCCAGAGCCTCACAGTTTTTACGGACGTAGCCTTTGTGAGCTTATTGCAGATGATCAGGACGCAAGCACAGCAATATTGCGCGGCATACTCGATAACGTAGCTTTAACCAACAGCCCTAGACTTGGGTTTTTAGAAGGTAGCGTGAATGTAGAAGATTTAATGAACGCTGAAATTGGCGGCCTAGTCAGAATGAGACAGCAAGGCAGCATACAAGATTTAAGCGTACCGTTTACTGCGGGTCAGACACTTAGCGCCCTTAATTACATGGATAAGCTTGTAGAGCAAAAAACAGGCGTGACGCAGAACCTTGCGCTTAATCCTGATGCTTTGCAATCCACAACAAAAGCAGCCGTTACTGCAAGTGTAGAGGCAGCAGCAGGCCAAGTTGAAGTTATGGTCCGTAATCTCGCTGATGGCCTAAGAGACTTGTTTAAAATTATTCTGCGTATCATGCACAAGAACTTTAACGAAGAAAAAATGATGCGTATGAATGGTCAGTTTGTGCCAGTTGATCCTAGAGTTTGGGATTTATCAATGGATGTGAGCGTCAACGTTGGCTTGGGTACTGGGCGAGAAGATGAAAAGGTAGCTGCATTACAGCAAGCACTGACAATGCAAACACAAGTATATCAACAGTATGGCCCAATGAACGGTTTGGTAAGCCTTACAAACATACGCAATACAATTACAGATATGATGGCAGCAGCCGGTGTGCGTAACTCAGATAGATACTTTGCGCCGATCAACCAAGAGATTGAACAGCAAATGTTGGCGTTACAACAGCAGCAACAAGCTATGATGGCGCAACAGCAACAAGACCCTAACGCTGCATTTTTACAAGCAGAGCAAATGAAAGCGCAAGCTAAGATGAGCACTGACATGGCGAAGCTACAGTTAGACGCGACCAAAGCAGCAGCAGAAGATGACTTGAAACGCGATCAGATGGCGCAAGATTTACTTGTTGATGCAGCTAAAGTTGCGGGTCAGTACGGTCAAGCTGTTGACGTAGCCAGAGTCAAAGCAGAACAAGACAAGCTTAGAACCGTTGCAGGGATTGCCAGAGGACAATGAGCGATATTCGTATAACGGCTGATGAGGCCAAAAGGTTAAAGAAAGATACTGCTTTTAGGCAGTTTGTAGAGGATGTTCGAGAACGTCAAAAAGATGTTTTCGCAACTAGCGATGCCAAAGATATTGAGGCACGCGAAGAAGCGCACGCAGTTATTCGTGCATTAAATTTAATTGAAATGAACCTTGACGCTGCAATAGCAGCAGAGACATTTTTAGATTTAAGAAAGGGTTAGTACCGTGAACGACACAGCTAACACAATTGATGCTGCCGTTGAGCAGCTTGTACAAGTACCAGATACTAGTACTGAAGATACTACAGAAGAAGTGGTAGAAGCGTCAGAAGAAGAAGTTGTTGAGCCAACTGAGCAAGAAGCTGAGAGCGAAGAAACTTTAGAATTTGATGATGCAGAACTGTCAGAGCTTGATTTTGACAGCGACGATGTAGAAGAAGTCCTAGAGGAAAGCACTGAAAAAGACAGTCTCCACACCGTTAAAATCAACGGCAAAGAGGAGAACTGGACACTGGATCAGCTTAAGCAATCCGCAGCCGGGCAAGGTTACATCAACCAGAGGATGCAAGAGGTTGCAAAGCTTGAAAAAGCTTACAAAGAGCAAGCTACTGCCCTCGCCCAACAGCAACAACAACAATTGGAGTTTTTTCAAAAAGCGCAACAAACTGGTTTCTCAGAGCCTACCCCACCGTCAAAGGAATTATTTAACAATGATCCCATAGCTTATATGGAAGCAAAGTTATCTTACGACGAGGCAAAGGCTGAACACGATACCAAAGTGCAACAATTTCAGCAAATGCAAAAGCAGCAAGAACAACAGCAGCAACAGCAATTGCAAGCGTTTACCCAACAGCAAACTCAATTACTTTCAGAAAAGTTACCTGATATTGCAGACCCAGAAAAAGGCGAAGTGATAAAAAAGGGCTTGATGGAAGTAGGAGAGCACTATGGGTTTTCGCAACAGGAATTGGAAAGCGTGCGAGATCATAGGTACATACTAGCAATGTATGATGCCATGCGTTTTCGTAAGCTTTTGCAAAAGCGCGGCAAAGCCACCTCTAAAAAGCAGAGCATTGCCCCAGTGAAAGCCGGTGCGAAGAAAATGCCGAATGTTGGGAAAGCTAAAGCACGTAAGCAAAAACAAGACCGCTTGCGTAAAACCGGGTCAATTGATGATGCAGTTGATCTAATCCTAAACAGTTAAGCCTTTTGAAAGGAAATACAAAATGGCACAACCAAGTAACACGTTCGACAGTTATGATGCTGTTGGCATAAAAGAAGATCTTCAGGACGTTATCTATAACGTTTCGCCTGAAGAAACACCATTTCTAACGAAGTGTCGCAAAACTACTGCGTCCAACACTTTGCATGAATGGCAAACAGATAGCCTAAGATCAAGTGCTGCAAACGCACATATCGAAGGTGATGCAACTACTGCTGAAGCTCGAACAGCAACAACACGTTTGAGCAACAGAACGCAGATCAACTTAGGTCTCCTAGCAGCGTAATCTGTTAGTGCAATGGCGTGAATTGTCTGGAAGGCTAAAGCTCTACCGCAAGAGCAAAGCTAATCAGCAGCCAAGCCTTATAGGGATATAAGGAAGGTTCAGAGACTAGAGCAATGAGACTAGAACAGTCAATAAAGCTCCACGAGTGCGCCACACCCCACCAAGTAAAGTTGAGGGTGAAGATATAGTCCGACACTCCGTTGAAAAGCGGAGAGAGTAGATAAAGAGCTACTCATTAACTGATGCTTTAAAAATGCGGTAGTCGTTCCAGACACAGATGAGGGTTTGGACAAGGCCGGTAGAGCGCGTGAGATGGCATTCCAAGTGTTAAAGATTAATTTTGGTCTCGCTGCATAGAAATATGTAGTTGTAATCGCGTGAATTGTCTGGAACGCTAAAATGGAAACAAGCAGCCATTATGCCAATCAGCAGCCAAGCCAACTAGGGATAGTTGGAAGGTTCAGAGACTAGGTTATGGAGACTAGAACAGTCAGTAAAAACCCACGAGTGCGCGACACCTTAACGAGCAAGACGAAGGTGAAGATATAGTCCGATACTCCACGGAAACGCGGAGAGAGTAGATAAAGAGCTACTCACTAACAGTTGCAGTAAAGAGCAAAAGCTTGATGTAGAAAAGGCGCTCTTTGCAAATAACGCAAAGGTAAATGGTAATGCCTCAACTGCGCGTGAAATGGCTGGTGCGCCTGCTTGGATGACAAGCAACGTAAACTTTCAGTCTGGAAACAGTGGTGCTAACCCCAACGGTACTGGCACCAATGCGCGTACTGATGACGGCACAGCAACAGCTTTTAGCCAGACTAAATTCGACGATGTGATGCAAAGCATTTGGGAAAATGGTGGGACTCCAGGTACTTGTTACCTCTCTGCTTTCCAAATGAATAAAGCATTGGCGTTCACTGGTAATAACAACCAGAGAGCCAACGTTGTTGCAGATGGTGAGCGTGTGATTAACTCACTGTCAATCTACCTAACTCCTTGGGGTCAAGTTGCTTTCCAACCATCTAGAGAAAACCGTTCTCGTGACGTTTTCATCATGCAAGATGATATGTGGGAAGTGGCAGTTCTTAGACCAGCAAAGAATGTTGAGTTAGCCAAAACAGGCGATAATTCAACAAGACAAGTTGTGCAAGAATTAACACTTGTCTGCAAAAACGAAGCCGCTTCTGGCATCAT